CACGGTCCAGGCGAAGATTGCGGAGAAACCGCCGATGTCTGACACAGAGGTACTCGACCAATAGATGATCGGCGGCGGCCCTACCTGATCGATGATCGGCGGTTGCGGTGGGATCGGGGGTATCGGCGGGATGATCGAAACGATCCGCGGCCCGTCGCCAACAGCAATCGACCCGATCGCTGTTCCGCCCGGCAACAGACCTGGACTAAAGATGTTCGTCGGTGGCGGAGGTGGAGCGGCGGTTATGACTTCCGGGGCCGCCCCGACCGGCACGCGACCGACGGCTGACGGCCCGAGAAGCATTTAAGTTTAATCCTTGCTTTGTCCGATTTCTGGAAATTTGCGGTGGACGGCCGATCTCACTCTAGCCTTCTCTGATGACGACCCGTGTTGAAAACCGCCCATAGCCAGATAGGCCGCCATTTTTACCAGCAAATCTTGGCTATCACGCACAAGCCCGAGGACCTTATTACATCGATCACACAACCAACCGCGCGGTACTCCCGTCTCATGGTCATGATCGAAGCAAATCCCAGCCGCCGGTTTACAGCCGTGGACCCCATATCCGGGGTTCCCGCATAACTCACATACCATCGGCCTGGGTCTACCAATCGCAGTTTCTTGGCTGGCTCGATACCGTTCTTTGAACGCAAGATTCCGACGTTTTTGTCCTTCGGGATCGTTTCGGCGACGAATGATGGCGTAATGGTTTACACACAGACCATTCGTTACTGCCGGTTTGTGACAACCAGCTTCTGTACACTCGCAACCTTGATAGCTTTGTAAGCGGCGAGATGGTTCTTGTTCATCCCCATATCTTTGCCAACGGCGATAATGAGCACGACAAAGCCCCCTTGCTGAGCCCGGCAAATCGGCTTCGTTGATGCAGTCGGGGACTAGGCAAATCGGCATCTTAGTTAACCTTTAGGTCCTGTGTGATGCCATTTTTTCATGGTTTGCGCGCGGATCGCATCGCGACGGATCTCGGGATTGTCTGAGCGAGCTGCCTTCGCTAGACGGGAAGTTCCGATCTTCTCGCCTTCAGGGATTCCTAATTCCCTGTGAAGCTTACCTTTCTCGCCTCCAGGATGGAAATTGGGCGTCTTCCCACCCCGAGCCCGGCCAGGGCGATCGAGTCGCATGGGACTCTTCTCGCCTTCACATGCGCCGCCAGATTTGCGCTTCTTACGCTTGCGAGCGCCCTCTTCATATTCGGCGCGCTCGTGCTCGTAGCTCTCGCCCTCTAAGTCAGCTTCCTTGCGGATATGCTCCTCGCTTGGCATCTTGGCCATGGTTTATTCTTCGTCGGCGTCCGCGTGATGCTCGGTCGCCTGCTCTACCTTGGCCGCACTCGACAGCGGATGCATCGTTGCACCGATAGAGCCACCGCGCTTGCGACCTGGACGGTCATGCCGGCGATGGGATTTCATTCCTTCGCCATCGACGTGCTTCACATCTCCGCCACGCTTCTTGTGCTGATGCACGACAACTGCCGATTCGTGATGGGCATGAGAAACGTGGTGCTTGCCGTGATGCACAGGGCCGCCGTGGGCCTTCTTCATCCGTCCGCCGTGCTTGCGCCGCTTGCCCTCGGCCTCGGGAACCACGTTGGATTCAGCCGTGTAATCCAGCCTGCCCTTATCGCTCTCGACGCCGCGCTCTTCTTCTTTTTCAGAATTCACTTCGCCGCCACTGCGCTTGTGATGACCTCTGCCTGCCATCGCCTTCTCCTAGTGTCTTCGGCGATCCGCGCCGACCGGTCCTGCGATTGAGACCGCAGGCGGCCTGGGACCCGCCCGATGGGGCGAGGTTATGAATGCACCGTCGTCGTCGTGTTGTGCGTCAGGATGTAAACGTCCTGGTCGATGCTCTGAAGCCGATCTTTGGTGTACTGCCCAGATGATGTTCCGATACCGTTCGTGATCCCGTTTATGACCACACCGCCGGTTCCCTGATAAGTCACAGTCCCGGTTCCAGCTTGGTAGAATTCGACCTGGAAACCCATGGTCAACCCAACCGGAATCGTCACCGTAACAGCGGAATTCGAATTAAAGCTTAGCACCTTGCCGTTCTCGCTGCCGGCGCCGGTAGGAGGATTCCCGTATGACGGACCCTGCCCACTCAGCTTATAAGTCGTGCCGCCAACCTGGATTAGTTTGTCGAAGGGGCCGACTACAGGACCCTGTGGCATTAGGAAGCCTCTCTCAGAGATTTATTACGAGGTGGGATTAGTCCCAAAGGCACTCCTTGGATCATAATAGCTTAGCGAGTACCTCTCGTATCCCTTCACCAAAAGGTTGTCGGTGCTGAACTCGACCTCCATCGACATCTCAAAGGGGATACGTTCCATGTATGAGAGGCCTGGAACATTGGTCAGGAGGTACCAGGAGAACTGGCTCGTCAGGTAATCATTGACGAAGTAGCCTTCTTTCAGACCGCCGGTTGTGCTGCGGATCGCGTTAACGTCGTTGTCTGACGTGCCGGGCCGCATCGGGGTTTCGAGCAAGCGGATCGCAACTGGCTCGAGCTGTGGCGGGATCAGCAACATCTTGGCGCGCGCGTAAAACTTCAGCGCCGCCTGATCAACATACTGGCTGCGGATCGCGATCATCGCGGCGAGCAATGATGTCTCGGAAAGATCCGATGCTGTGGCGAAGGCGTTTGCATAGGAGCCGCCGTCGATCGGATGCGTCGATGAGAACAGAGGCTGCCCGTCACCGCCGATCGCCGCCTGATAGACAAAGCCAAGATTGAAGACTGAGGCTGCGTAGATCTCTTTCGTCTGATTGAAAGAGCGCTGCAGGCCAAGGTTCGACGGGTTGAACTGCGTCTTATAGAGGTTGTCGTCGATCGCCGGCCGGGTGATCGCGTAGCCGAGCGAGATCTCCAGGTGTGACTGATTGTAGACAAAGCGTTCTCCGGCAAGATTGTCGAAGAACGAGCTGCCACCTTCAGTCTTCAGCCGAGCGAGCGGCAGATAACGGTTTTCGGCCGTGCGCTCAACCGCCTGCTCAGATTTGATGAACTGGAAGATCTTGTCGTACTGACGGGGGATCTGCTGATATTGCCCCGTGATCCCGCGAAGGCCGGGATACAGCATGTCGCGGATCGAAGTGAGTGCTATGGGCATGGATCAGATCCCCGCTAACTGGCGGAAGAACTCGTTGTTCCACATCACCAGAACGTAGTTGAATGCCGTGGTCGTATCCGAGCCGTTCGATCCAGGCGGATCGGTCACCAAGCTCAAGATGCGGAACGGGAGTGTGCTTGTGACAGCGGGCGGGACCGTCAGATCGAGGTACGCGCCGCTAATGCCGCTCAGGGTGTTCCCTGTGCCGTTGGCATACTGCGCGTTCATCCCGATCATCGCCCGCGTAGCGGGGCCGCTGCCGGTGGAGCTGTACCCGGTCTGCACCATGAAGACGAGATTCGGATCGTCGTAGACCGAGGCGTTGACGACGCCGTTCGTGATCTGGTCGCCACCGGGATACTGATTTGTAAAAACCAGCCTCGACTGCGCCGCCGAGACATAGCTGCATCCGTTGAAGATGCCCAGGACCGGAACCGTTCCCGGCGCTATGGTGTCGATGAAGCCGGTGGACAGCAGCGTACACACATCGCCCTGGTAAAGATGATGCGTGTTGTCAAACGAGATTTGATATTGGGTCTGGTTGGCGCTCCAGGATGCGCCATCCTGCCGGCGTACCGGCATAAAGCCGAAGGGAGCAAAGACGTTGGCCACCGGGTCTCCCCGATTTGCCCGTCAACCCCTCGATCCGGTCTTGGGTTTGCGGAAACTAGGCGAATCTTATCGTGATCGCCTCAAGCTCAGGCCATGCAACGCTGCACGCTGAGCGGACTTCAGAACCTAACGTGGTCCGTTGCTAACGATGCAACGCTTATCAGGTGTCTGTCAAGTGTCATGATTCTCTGTTAAGATCGCGATGGTAAACGAAAAGGAGTTTTCGCCAATGCCTCCTAAACACCCAGCCCCGAAAGTGAAGACCGCGCGCACTCGCCCCATCCCTCATTTGAGGCCCGGCCAAGTAGCCACCGGCACATTCGTCTTTAGAGAACCCCCGCCGATCGACGGTATGGTTGAAAGCTCTAATCCCGCGGTTGCCACCATCAGCCTCACCGCCGATGATAAAGGGGCAATGGTCCGCTACGCCATCAAAGCTGTGGCTGACGGCACCGCCACCATGTACTACAAAGGCACCCGTGTTCCGCCAAATTACGGCCGAGCCGTCGTCAAGCCCATGGTGGTGACCGTGGAATCCCCAGAACCCGAAGATACCGGAAGCTTTAATGAAGGCGCCGTTGTCGTCATCGGACCTTAAAACGAAAGGAAATTTGCCATGGCTCTCGCAAATATGACCCCCGGCCAACACGCCACCGGAACCCTTACTTTCAGCGGCGGGACCCCGGCCGACGGCGCTGTCACCAGCGACAACCCTGCGATCGCCACCATCAGCCTCGCGGCCGATCTCGCATCCTGGACCGTCATTGCCGTCGGCCCCGGCAGCTACAATATGTCCTATACCGGGACCAGCGTGGCACCTCTTGTAGGTCCATGCGCTGTGCCGCCGATGAGCGGTACCGTTGAAGCCGCGGCCGTTGCAGAAACCGGTAGCTTTAACGAAGGCTCCGCCGTCATCACCGGACCTTAACCTATGTCGAGGCCGCAGGCACGACACAGCGGCCATCCCAGCTCCTCCCGGCGCGGTAAGGCCCCGACAACTATCCGGGAGGAGACTGACAGGACCTGAATGCCCTATCTAGTTCCAGATTACGTACGGGAACCTTTGTACGTAGTGGTGCCATACACTAACCAATGGAGATGGAAGTCCCGCGAAAAACATACCGCACGCGCCGTCAAACACTTCATGGACGCTGGCGCCGTGGTTGTCTTGATAGAAGTGGCCTTTAATCGACGAGCGCTTGCATTCGAAAATAGTGGTCTTGACGGGACGCCAGCTAATTGCGGAATACTCGGATCAGACCATAGATTCCGGCACAAATATATCGGACTTCGGAGCCCAACTGAATTATGGCTCAAAGAGAACATTATCAATTTAGCAGTCGCCCAACTTCCATACGATTGGCAACAAGTTGCGTGGCTGGATTCTGATGTCGTTTTCATCAGACCCAACTGGGTGGGCGAGACTATTCATAAGTTACAGCATTATTCCTTCCTCCAGATGTTTACACAGGCCCGCGATCTTGGACCAAATTACGAGATGCTGCCAGAAGACTACCCACACGCCGGCGGCGTTAGCTTCGTCCATCACCACCTTAACAAGGGATTCCCCTCACCGCGAGCAGATAGACACTTTGAGGTGACAGGAACGGTTGATCAAATCCTTCAGGGCGAAGCGACCGCCATAAGCATCAAGATTTCAACCGACCCCCCGCCGCAGTACTATAATGGTTTGCCGCGTGTCTGGCCTGGAATCGCCTGGGCGGCCACACGCAAAGCTTGGGACGATGTTGGGGGGTTAATAGATTTTGCAGTATGGGGTGGCGCAGATTGGCACATGGCGCACGCTTTGATAGAGCAGACCGTAGGCATGATGCGCGCAGACCTTAGTGAAAGCTATAAAAAGAAGGTCATGGAATGGTATCATCGGTGTCGCACGCATATCAGACAAAATGTCGGTTGTATGGAGGGAGCCATATTCCACAACTTCCACGGCCGTAAATCACAACGAGGCTATAACAAAAAGCATGCATTGCTTGCAGAAGTAGGATTTGACCCAGATAGACACCTAAAGAGAGACTATCAAGGCCTCTGGCAGCTGCACGACGACCGCAGCGAGGTCTATCCGAAGATCCGAGATCTGATGCGACTGATAGCCAGAGAACGTGAGGAAGACACTACTGATACGCGGTTAGACTTGTTCTCTCAGGGGCACTGATGACCACGAATCAGATAGGCAAGATGGTTTCGGCGAGCATCGTCCTGGTGATGGTGATTGTTGTGTGTTTGGCGATATGGGGGTCGATGTGACTCTGATCCTGACCAGCTTGAAGCAGCCCTTCGATTCGAACGGCAATGCGATATTAATGATTCCCAACGGGGCGAAGATCGTCGCTTGGAAATTTTACGAAGGCGACACGAGAGATCTAAGCCAACAGGTCGGCGTGGTATTTGAGATCGACGACGCGGTGGATCGCGGGACGCATCCACGTATGTTCGAGCTTTTGCCTGACGGACATCCGCCGCCGCCGAACTACAAGGAATACAAGGCCGGTCCGTTTCCATATGGACCGGCAAAGGTCATCGTGCATTGCATCGAAGTGTTCCCAGAGCAACCGGAAACCGGCAGTTTTAACGAATCGTCGGCGGTAATCACGTGAACAAGATCTTGCTTTCGGCGACGATCGCGATGTTGGTGGGGGCGGCGGCCTTTGCTAAAGATCCGATAATCAATGGCAAGCCTGATTTGTTGTCGCCTAACGCCACCCGCGCACCCACTCTCGACGGGATGCCGCTTGCCGGCCCGGTGAACAGTGATTGTCAGGTTTATGTGTACGCAGGCGGGACAGCGGCGATCAATTGCCCTTTAGCCTTTGTGCCGGTGACCGGAACCCATACGGTGCAGCCGAATGAATGGGGCTCTATCTTGGTGGCTTCCGGCGGCGGAATGGTTACGGTAACCCTCCCGCTCACCACTTCTGCCGGCCGAAATTCCGTGGGATTCGCTACCGATGGCAAAACATCAATCACGGTGACGACGACTTCCCCAGCGGTGATGCAAGGGTCCGAACTCATCAGTCCCAATGGAACTTCCTTAGCAGCCGGGCCGAATTCTAACGGATGGGCCAGTTTGGCTAGTCCGAATCTCTACCAAGTTTCCTTTAGGTGAAAAAATGCAGCTTAAAAGTTACATCAAGTTTCCGAAGCTCGGCGCGGCCCCGAGGCCGCCTGATCAAATTCCGTGGCGTGTGCCGCAGCTCTGCCTTAGCTATGGTTGGCCGACAGGTCTTGTCGGCGGCGGGCGCATAGGCATCGTCGAACTCGGCGGCGGCTGGGCATGGTCCGATGTCGGCGAGTTCTGCGGTGGACTGGGTATTCCAACCCCTCAGATCGGAGACTTCTCGGTTGACGGGGCGACGAACAACGATGATCTCTCTGATCCCGCATCAGCGGAAGTGGCGCTTGATATCCAGGTTGCTGCCGCTTCTTATTACGCGGCTACTGGAAAGCCTGCGACGGTCCGCATGTACTGGGCGCAGAATTCTGGTGACGCGATCACGCAGGCCATAATCCGCGCGAGCGCCGACAAGTGCGATACCTTCAGCATCTCATGGGGGGCGCGCGAATCGCTGTGGGGATCGAGTTCGGCGATGGCGCTCGAAGCTGCCGCAACTGCCGCGGCTCTCGCGGGAATGACGATATTCGCCGCCTCTGGGGATAATAACAGCTCGGACGGCGGCACACGCACGAACGTCGATCTTCCGGCGTCGGCACCGCATGTCATCGGGTGTGGCGGCACAATGAGACCGCACAACTCAAATCTCAGCAACCCGGAAACAGTGTGGAATGAGACACCTGGAAACCCCTCTGGTGAGGGCACAGGCGGCGGCTTCTCTCGATTGTTCCCGATGCCTAGTTGGCAACTTGGAGCGCCGCATGGAAGCCGTATGGTGCCAGACATAGCAGCGTGCGCCGATCCCAATACCGGCTATCATATCGTCCTGAATGGTCAGGATATCGTCGTGGGTGGGACGAGCGCCGTTGCGCCCCTGCTAGCTGGCTTATTCGCGGCCTTCGGCAGAAAGCTTGGATTTGTGAGCCCGACGCTGTGGGCTAATCAAGTCACCTTCTCAGACATCACTGTCGGCGATAACGGCTTCTACCGAGCTATGGCTGGCCCTGATCCCTGTACTGGACTTGGTTCCCCGAGAGGGGCGAA